AACCAATGGCTATAACTACATATACAGAACTCAAGGCAAGCATCGCAGATTTCCTGAACCGGGATGATCTGACGTCCGTTATACCTGATTTTATCTCCCTGGCCGAAGCCCAGATGGAGCGTGAAATACGTCACTGGCGCGGTCAAAAGCGAGCTAACATCACTATAAACTCCAGGTACACATCAGTACCAGCTGACATGATACAACCTGTCAGATTGCACTTAGATGACGGTCTGAGCAGCGGGTTAAATCTAACCACCCTAGACTCAATGCTTGAATACCGCGTTAATACCGGAGATGCCCAGGGCAAGCCTAGGTACTACGCCATTAACGCCGAAAGCATCGAAGTATTCCCAACACCTGACGCATCCTACACAGCGGAATTTCTATATTACGAAGAGATAGATAAGCTTTCCGCAAGTGTCGCGTCAAACTGGATATTGAATTATCACCCTGACATATATCTTTACGGCGCATTGCTGCAGTCAGCGCCATACTTAAAGGACGATGCCAGGATACAGGTATGGTCCGTGCTATATGCTGGTGCAGTTGGGTCAATCAATAATGAGAGTAATAAATCTAAAGCTAGTGTCTCAGGCCTGAGACTCAGAATACGGTCCTACTAGCCAGGAATCGAGGTAAATTAAATGGCTGATACAACTACCACTACCTATTCGCTCACGAAGCCCGAAGTCGGCGCATCTGACGATACCTGGGGAACCAAACTAAACACAAACCTAGACGCCCTGGATGATCTCCTGGACGGCACAACGCCTGTACTGGGCATTGATATAAACAGTGGGACCATAGATAACACTACGGTTGGTGCCACGACAGCAAGCACAGGATCTTTTACTACCCTCAGTGCGTCTGGGGCATTCTCTGCTGTTGGTGGGGCTACTTTTAGTTCCAATGTCACGGTTGGAGGAAATCTTAGTGTTACAGGCGATGCGACAATATCTGGCAATCTTACTTTTGGTGATGCTGCTACAGACACGATTAACCTGGCTGCCGACATTGCGTCCAACATACTGCCATCTGCTGACAATACCTATGACATTGGCGCTACTGGTGCAGAGTGGAAAGACATCTATATTAATGGTGTTGCGTATGTTGATTCTATTGATTTGGCTGGCACTGCTATTACCGCTACTGGTGCTGAACTTAACACCCTCGATGGCATCACAGCTGACGTCACAGAACTTAACTACACTGATGGCGTTACCTCTAACATACAGACACAGCTTGATAATAAGCAGCCTCTCAGTGCTGTTCTAACAGCCACTACAGCGTCTTTTACTACTGCTGACGAAACTAAACTAGATGCAATAGAAGCGGGTGCTACAGCAGACCAGACAGCCTCTGAGATACTTACTGCTGTTAAGACAGTAGATGGAGCTGGCTCTGGGTTAGATGCTGACCTCCTTGATGGCAATGAAGCCACAGCATTTGCTACTGCTGCACAAGGTACACTGGCTGACTCAGCATTACAGTCAAGTGACATAGGCGTAAGTGTACAGGGCTACAGTGCTGTACTAGCTGCTACTACTGCTTCGTTTACAACTGCTGACGAGACTAAGCTAGATGGCATAGCAGTAGGCGCAGAAGTCAACGATCCAACAACCCTTCTTGATGCAGACATTGGTGTTAATGTATTAGCATACGACAGCAACCTGCAATCTTTTGTAACAACCTTTACCCTTCCTACAACAGACTCTACTGCTGGCTACGTTCTGAAGACAGACGGTGCTGGCACACTGAGTTTTGTTGCACAATCAGCCTACGATGAAAGCACAGTAGCTATTACAGGCGGAGCTATTGATGGTACTACTATTGGTGCTACTACGCCTTCTACTGGCTCTTTCAGCTCTTTGGATGTAGGTGGTTCTGATGTTGTTGTTGACACAGACATTGGTGTAACTGTCCAGGCTTACGATGCAACCATAGTTGTTGATGCTGACATAGGTGTATCAGTACAAGCCTACGATGCTGACACAACAAAGAACGATGTCGCTAATACTTTTACTGCCAACCAAACATTTGACAACGGTATCATTGAAGAATACAACGCAACAGGCACTAGTGGTGCTGTTACCGTAGACTTGGATACAGGCAACAACTTCTCCACAGCTATGGCAGGTGCAGTGACTTATACTTTCAGCAATGCAGCTACAAGCGGTAAAGTGTCTGCTTTTACTCTGAAGGTTGTCAATGACGGCAACGCTATTACATGGCCTACTTCAGTTGATTGGCCCGCTGCTACTGCTCCTACACTGTCAGCCAGTGGCGCGACAGACTACTTTGTTTTTATCACGCATGATGGCGGTACAACTTGGTACGGCTTCACTGCCGGACAGGCGATGGCCTAATGACAGCTTCTAAGAAACTAATACAAGCAAGTGCTGGTAATGTAGCTGGCAGTGACTTCTACCCGTACACAGTGGATAACTCTGCGCGATTTAATGACAACGATTCTGCTTATTTAACACGCACCCCTGCAAGTGCAGGTAATCGTACAGTTTGGACGTTTTCAACTTGGGCTAAATTAGGCAATCCTGTCAGTGGATTTTTACTTTCAGCATGGGCTGCTAATAGTGACGCAGGGTTTTTTGGCATAACAACAAGAAGCACAGGGGAGTTAAGAATACAGGCATGGAACACTGTTTACAGACAGACAAGTGCGGTTTATCGTGACCCTTCTGCTTGGTATCACATTGTTCTTGCTGTAGATACTACACAAGCAACTGCTGACGATAGGTTTAAGCTATATGTAAACGGAGTGCAGGTAACAAATTTTTCTACTAATAACGCAATCACTCAAAACAGTGACACTCAAATCAATAATACTTCTGCTCATACTATTGGTAAACAGTCAAATGGGTCTGACTATTTTGACGGTTATATGGCTCAAACCTGTTTCATTGATGGTCAAGCACTAGACCCAACATCATTTGGTGAAGAAAAAAACGGTGTGTGGGTACCAAAAGACGTATCAGGACTCACCTTCGGAACCAACGGCTTCTACTTAGACTTCTCAAACTCTGGCGCACTCGGCACAGACGTATCAGGCAACGGTAATAACTTTACAACTTCAGGGCTGACAAGTTCTGACCAAATGATTGATACGCCTACTAATAGCTTTTGCACATGGAATCCTATATCAACATGGCTGGGTAGTGTGCCTGCCTCCAGAGTTTTATCAGAGGGCAATCTACAAAGCGCAGGTTCGGGTTCTGGTGTTTTTGGAACTTTTTCAATACCTAAAACAGGTAAATGGTACTGGGAAACCTATATAAATAACGATAGTGGGAACTACTTTATTGGGATAGATGCCCGACCATACTCTGGTATGGCTACGGTAGATGTTCACTATTTTGACAACGGAAATAAATATGTGAATGGTGTACCATCTGCTTATGGGGCTGCATTTACTACTGGAGATAGAATTGGTGTTTTGGTAGATTCTGATGCTGACACAATAACATTCTATAAGAACAACTCATCCCAAGGAGCGATTAGTTTAGTCACCAGTATTCAGGATATTGATTACTTCCCATTCGTCTATCAAGATGGTGCAGCGTCATACAACAATACTGACTTTGGGCAACTTGGTTTTACCTACACACCGCCTACTGACGCCTTAGCACTTTGCACAGCCAACCTCCCAGAACCAACCATTGGCCCTAACTCAGCAACAATAACTTCTGAAGTCTTTGAACCAATTCTCTACACAGGCAATGGCACAAGCCAAAGCATAAGCACTTTAGAGTTCCAGCCTGACTTCACATGGATTAAGAATAGGGACGCTGCTGACAATCACATGCTGTTTGATGCCTTGCGTGGTGCGACTAAATATCTAAGCAGTAATACAACAAGTGGAGAAAATACAGACGCGCAGTCACTATCTAGCTTTAACTCCAATGGATTTTCTGTTGGCAATAATGTAGCAGTAAATACTAATGCTGAAGACTATGTAGCATGGAACTGGAAGGGCAACGGCTCTGGCGTAACCAACACAGACGGCTCTATAACATCTACTGTGTCTGCTAATACTGACGCAGGGTTTAGTATTGTTACTTACACAGGCACAGGATCGTCCATGACATTTGGGCATGGGTTAGGACAACCAGTTGATTTTATGCTTGTTAAAAAAAGAGACACAGCAGATGGCTGGGTCGTTCATCCATTTTCTGTATATGGTACATCCTATATTTTGTCGCTTAACTCAAACATTGGGATTTTTAGTGATTCTGTATGTCATACGAACAATTCTACTGTTATTGGTTTTACTGGGGCTAGTGGTGCAAGAAATTTGAACGGAGGCGCTTATGTAGCATATTGTTTTGCAGAAGTAGAAGGTTTCAGCTCCTTCGGAAGCTATACCGGAAATGGCTCGGCAACCGATGGCCCCTTTGTTTTTACTGGGTTCAAACCCGCTTTTGTAATTTTCAAAAGAACAGACTCCACATCTGATTGGAATACGCATGACGCTTCAAGAAGCCCTTATAACGTATCGGATGACATTTTATGGGCTAATCTTAGTACTGCTGAAACCACAGGAAGTTCTACAGGAAAACTTGATTTTTTAAGCAATGGTATAAAAATAAGAGGGTCAGCAAACGGTATAAATACGTCAGGCGGTACATACATCTACATGGCATTCGCAGAGAATCCTTTCAAATACGCAAACGCACGATAGGTAACATAATGAAATACTACAACACAGAAACATCAACAGTAGTTAGTGAGAGGCAAGTAATAAAAGCCAATCCTAACACTTCATTTGCGTTACCCTTCAGTGACGCGACACTCACAGCCTTTGACTTGGTCAGACTGACAGACGACACCAAGCCAGCCTATGACTCAGCTACCGAAAAGGTTATTGAAGGTGTCATAGAAGTACGCGATGGCGTTGCTTATCAGACTTACACGATGGTAGCTAAGTCGGCAGAGAAGATTGCATCAGAACTGGCTAACAAGAAAGCTAATGTACGAATCCAGCGTAATGACAAGCTGTCTAGAACAGATTGGGCGGTTCTTCCTGATAGCCCACTGTCAACTGATGACAAGACTGTCTACGAGAACTACCGTGCAGCTCTACGCGATGTACCTGCACAGGCTGGCTTCCCAGATAACGCACTGCCTGAAAGCCCTGACGAGTCACCATACGCCTCTTGGACATACGACAGCACTAACTTTGTCTGGAACGCCCCACTGCCTAAACCAGAAGGTGAAGCGTCTTGGGATGAAGAGGCTTACCAAGCAGACAATACAACTGGCTGGATAACCATAGGCGCATAGCATGATAGGTGAAATAACTCTTGCTCTAGGTGTGGCTGATAAAGCATATAAAACTATCAAGACCGCTATTGAGCGAGGGAAAGACCTTAATGATATGAGCGCGACCCTGGGTAAGTTTTTTACAGCCCAGGAGCAGATATCAGAAGCTAATGTTGCGAGTCGGGAAAGATCAAAAACAGCCAGGCTTATCGCAGGTAAATCTATTGAAGAGCAGGCCCTGGAAATTGCAATGGCCAAAAAAAAGATGGAGACCTACGAGAAAGAGCTAAAGATGCTTCTTATATACACCAATAATGGGGACGTATATAGGGAGATGCTAAAACAAAGACGTATACTAAAAACCAGGAAGCTTGAGCAGGCTAGGATTGATGCAAGGCGAAAAGCAGATGTTCAAGATATCGTTATGATAGCATTAGGTCTTGGGGTGTCTGTCGCAATGGTTTTTGTAATGATAGGATTTATTGCTCAGGTTAGTGCAAATCCAGAGTTGTATATTTAATTATGGCTAAAGACTCAAAATTAGAAAAAGCAGGTGTTAGTGGTTATAACAAGCCCAAAAGAACTCCAAAGCATCCAACCAAGTCGCACGTTGTTGTAGCGAAAGAGGGGGATAAAGTTAAAACGATTCGTTTTGGGCAGCAGGGAGTTAAGGGAGCAGGTAGTAGCCCTAAAACAGAAAAGGAAAAGGCTAGACGCAAATCGTTTAAGGCTAGGCACGCTAAGAATATATCTAAAGGCAAGATGAGCGCGGCATATTGGGCCGACAAGGTAAAATGGTAAAACTATGGCATTAGTACCATTAGAAATACCCCCAGGTATATATAGAAATGGCACGGACCTACAGCAGTCAAGTAGGTGGCGCGATTCGAACCTGGTTCGGTGGGTAGACAACACTATGCAGCCGGTAGGTGGATGGAAGAGAAGATCTGTTATTGCCGCTGATAACAAAATCCGTGGACTGCTTACCTGGACAACGAATTCAGATGTGCGGTTTGTGGCTGCAGGAACTTATGCAAACCTCTACGCTTATAACGCTGCAGGGACACGGTACGATATAACCCCTGCTGGGTTTACTGCTGGCAGAGAGGACGCAAATGCCTACACGGGTTATGGTTCTGGCGCCTATGGGTATGATGAGTATGGTGTTGGCAGGCAAGATATAACAACTATAGACCCTGCCACTACCTGGTCCTTAGACACCTGGGGAGAGTACCTGGTTGCGTGTTCATCAGACGATGGAAAGATCTATGAGTGGGAAATTGACACAGCCTACACTGCTAATATTGTGAGCAACGCACCAACTGGTAATGTTGGCATAGTTGTAACAGATGAAAGGTTTATTTTTGCACTAGGGGCATCTGGTGACCCCAGGAAGGTCCAGTGGTGTGATAGAGAAAACAATACGGATTGGACTCCTTCAGCAACTAATGAAGCTGGTGACATATTGCTACAGACAGCCGGCAACATAATGTGCGGTATTAAAGTAAAAGGCCAGACTCTAATACTGACAGATATAGATGCTCATTCTGCTACTTACCAGGGACCACCGTATGTGTATGGTTTTGAGCGAGTTGGGACATCTTGTGGCATAGCATCTAAAAAAGCTGTAGCCAACACAGATTTTGGCGCACTATGGATGGGCAAGAAGGCATTCTTCACCTATTCCGGTGGTGCTGTTTCCAGGATACAGTCAGACGTATCAGATTATGTTTTTTCGGATATTAATGAATCCCAAATAAGTAAGGCTTTTGCTGTAACCAATTCTAGGTATTCAGAGGTCTGGTGGTTCTATCCATCGCAAGATGCTACAGAGTGTAATAGGTACGTCTCTTTTAACTATTTAGAAAACACCTGGTCCATAGGGCAGCTAGACAGGACCGCCGGTGTAGACCAGGGCGCATTCAGATACCCGTTATATGCTGCAGCATCTGATAACCATTTTTACGATCATGAGAAGGGCTTTGTTTATGACAATTTAACGCCATTTGCAGAGTCGGGTCCAATTAGTATTGGGGATGGTGAGCAGGTAGCAAGTATTACTGAAATGATTCCTGATGAAAAAACCCAGGGTGATGTTAATGTGACATTTAAGACCAGGTTTTATCCAAACGACACAGAAACATCTCATGGGCCTTTTTCTATGTCGAACCCAACAAGCATGAGATTTACAGGTAGGCAGGTCAGAATGCGGGTGGAGGGTCAAAGACTCGCTGATTGGCGTGTTGGTGTTAATAGGGTAGAAATAGTGGCCGGAGGTAGGCGTTGAGCGAATACATCCCACAGCCAGGCGGAAACACCTGGCAGACATGGGCTAATAGCCTTAACAAGTACCTGGCGCAAATAAGGTCAAAGCTAAGGCAAAAGACAGTAGATGAGTCAGCGTCTGATGACGGTCTTATATTATGGGACAGGGACAAGAAGTACCCAGTAGTATCCAGGGATGGGGAATATGTACAAATTATCCTGGAAGATGGACATGCTGATTTAGGCATATCTGCAGACGTCACCGCAGCCCTAGTAAATACTGCATACCCATTAACATTTGACACTCCTACAAATGCCAAGGGAATATCATTAGGGACACCAGCCAGTAGAATAGTGTTTTCAGAGGCGGGAGAGTACCTTTTGAGCTTTACAGCACAGATTGCATCTACATCATCTAGCACTGTTAATTTTTGGTTCTGGCCACGCAAGAACGGTGTAGATGTTACTGGAAGCACCATAAAGTCATCTTTACACCAAAATAACTCTACCACCGTGGTATCTAGGGCCGCCTTGTTTACTGTGGAAGAAAACGACTATGTAGAGGCTATGTGGGCTGTAGATTCTACAAGCGGATACTTAAGCAACGCCCTTTCCACTGCATTTGCCCCATCCACGCCAGCGGTGACTTTATCTATAACAAGAATACATGGTTGATAATCTAGTTAAATGCAAAGAATGGATTGAGGCTGCCCTGGCATATAGGGCGGCACACACAACATAGATGATGTTTTCCATGCTATACTCGAAGGGCGCATGCAACTATGGCCTACAGAAAAGGGCTGTTTAGTTACTGAAATATTGGTGTACCCTAGAAAAAAGGTGTTACACATATTTCTTGCAGGCGGTGAATTAGACCAGCTGACTGATATGCACGATGATGTCATTAAGTGGGCAAAGCAGCAGGACTGTTCCGCCTTAACGCTGTCAGGAAGGCGGGGATGGTCCAAGGCATTAGAGAAGTTTGGCTGGAAGCTACAGCTAGTTAATTTATCAAAAGAGATCTGATATGAGCGGTGGAAAAGGCGGTAGCCAGACGACACAAGTAGAAATCCCACAATGGCTGTCAAACGCAGCACAGGCCAACCTGGCTCAGGGTAGGGATGTATCTAAGATTGGATACACACCTTATTACGGTCCAGATGTTGCAGCATTAACCCCCACCCAGCAGGCTGCCAGGTCAAATATAGGCCAGTTTGCTCAAGCTTTCGGTATGCAAGGCCTGCAAGAATCAGCACTACCACAGCCTACGCAGTACGCTGGAGGTATATCAGGATATTCATCTGGAGGTCTTTACGATCAGGCTGTACAAGAATTGGCTGCCAGAAGGCCTGGCCAGTATAGCAAGATGATGGAAAATTTCGTGGATCCATACACCGGCGGCGCTCCACAGGATAGATATTCAAGCTACCTATCTCAGCCAGTGATGCCATCATCAACAAATACGCCTGGCGTAGAAAGTTATGCAAGCACATATAGTCCGCAGGCTCCAGCCCAAAGCAATATTGTTTTGGATGGCAGGGTATACAATTTATCTGATCCAGCTCAACTTGCTCAATATCAAACAGATTACAACGCATCAGTAACGCAGCAACAACAACCACAGCAACCACAGCAACCACAACAACCGCAGCAGCAGCAAGTAACAGCTGAGGCGGCTGTAGCATCCTTAAGAAGTGCGCCAGATTGGAAATCTCTATCCGCGCAGCAAAAAATAGAGCGGGTAGTTGATATGGCCAACCAAACTGGTTTAACAGCTGGTGAGCTGGCCGCAATTCTACCCTACGAAGAATCAGTAATTGACAGGTACATATAATGGCAGGCTCTCCAGGTACACCAGTAATACCAGCGCCTATGACAACAGCCGCAGGCGGCATGGGTGCAGCTAACCCCTATTCAGCTAACAGAATTGAGCAAAGGTTTAATAATTACGGCCCAATGGGTGGTGTGGCCGGTGGTATAGCTGAGTCTATGCGTGGTGCAGCCACTGAGATGGGTTATCAGCCAGGTCAGATCGGGGCGCCGATGGCACAAGCAACCGGCTACCAGGCAAGCCAACTGGCCGGCACATCAATGGACCCTTACATGAACCCGTACACCGAACAGGTTATAAGGGGTAATGAGCGCGATATTCTTAGGGGCGCTACTATGGGGTTAAACCAGCTAGGCGCACAGGCACAAGCAGCCAGGGCGTTTGGTGGGTCTAGGCAGGCTGTCACAGAGGCAGAACTAGGCCGTGACGTCTTGCAGCAACTAGCACAGTCATCTGCAGGATTACGCCAGCAAGGCTTCCAGCAAGCACAGAATGTAGCGTTGCAGGATATTGCTGCACAAAACATGGCATCTCAGTTTGGTGCTGGTGCGTACAACCAGGCTTCTATGCAGAACGCTGCTAACATGCTTGCCGCACAACAGGCCAACCAGCAGGCAGGATTGGCAGGATCTCAGCAAAGGTTATCTGCTGCTAGTCAGCTAGGGTCTTTGGGTAATTTAGGCTTCGGTATGGTTCGTGATGTCAATCAGGATCTGATGCAGCAGGGCATGCTTGAGCAAGCAATACAGCAGGCGCTTATTGATTCGGCTAAGACACAATACGGTGGGTTTGTAGGCGCACCACAGACAGCTCTAAATACGCAGCTGGGTGCATATGCAGGATCTCAGACCGGCGAACAGACACAGACCACCGCTAAACAACCTGGTCTATTTGATTATCTCCAACTTGGAGCATCGTTCGCATAATGAACCCAATGGACGCTATGGTCATGGCGCAGCAGTACCAGGCGCCACAGGGACTCCTACAGCTACCTACTGCAGGATTACTACAGGTTCCTGATATGAGCGCCAGTTACACAGATATGGGCGTGTCTGATGAAGAAATACGAAGAAGATTGGGTTTAGGTCCAACAGATAAAATAACACCGGATATGAGGATTCAAGTAGCTGGTGAGAGACTTAAAGAAATACCTAGCAACATAATGGCGGTCCCTGGAAATATTATGGAAGCTGGTAAAGCTGTTGGCTCAGGATTACTAGATTTATTTAGGTAGGTAGCAAAATGACAGAAGAAGAATATCTACAGATGATGATGGCGCAGGGTGGATCGCAGGGCGGTTTACTTGGTGGCGGATATAGCCCACCATCATTCCCTTCCGTTACTCCAGAGCAGCAAGCTATGGTAAGTCAATCGCCGGTTCGCACCAGAGGACAGGGCATAGTTGGCGCTATTGGTGGGCTTCTTGGTGGGCTTGGCCGCGCCGTTGGTCCTGGACTACAGCAAGCTTCACGCGCAATCTATGGCGATGACGAAATCACTAGGCTTAGAAGGCAGAATGCTTTTGCGGCTATGACGCTGAATCCTAACCAGGCTCTGATTACATCCAATGCTGCGCAGATAAAGGGTCTTCAGGAGCAGGACTTAGCTACAGCTAGCGCTGCTGATATTGCGGAGTATTTAAGGGGTCGAGGCAGGCATGCCGAGGCAGCATTAGTAGAGAGGAATCCTGAGTTAGCATCAACGGTTTTGGCTCCCGAGTTTAGAGCAGGAAACACATACGCACCTCAAATGGATCCGAAAACTGGGGAATACTATGTAACCCGCGTCACGCCAACAGGTGAAGTTGAAATATTAAAGACAGGGCAATTTGGCGAAACACCTGAGACAGAAGGTCAGAGAGAACTGCAAGCTCAGCTTACACTGCAAGACAGGCAAACAGCCATGAGCCGCGGCGTAGAAGCG